TTTATATTAATCAGTAAAATTTCTACCATGTAACCAGGACCAATCATCATGAACGGTGCCAACATCTATTAATACACCCCATCCATCTTCAACTGCAATATCTTCAAACTCAAATGATTCATCTAATATATTCATTTCCAATATATAACATGCCCAGTATAGAGCACTAATAGCATCATCAGGTTTATCTTTACCAAAGAATTTACCACCTTCATCTACAAAGGAAGTCAACTCCTCTAAGGTTTCCCTATCAACAATCTTCAATGAACCATCTTCTATCAATTTCTTCATTAGTAATACTGCTTTAGGCTTAGTGGTTTTTGTGGCTCTTATACCAAGGTTTACTGCCTTAGAACCTGTATTTACAAGATTTGTATTTTCATATTCCCACCATAGTCTACCTACTATAGCAGCACCTTCCGCATTATTTTCAACCATTATATAAGCATTGTTATAGTAATATGATGTTCTATCTATAATATTGGCAAACTTATAAACATCAACACTATTATTTATATATAAAGCTACTTGTACCATTTTTATAGGCTTCATGCTTACAATTTTAATCACCTGTATAGCTGAGAAATGTTCACCTGTACCTTTAGCGGTGTCAACACCAAGGACATACTTACATCCTTCTATAGGCTTTTCATATATAAAGAATTTGTTCTCTAATTCAAAATGAATTGGGTCTTCCCAATCTACTATTATACGTTCTAATATATCAGTATCAATTACAGTATTTGTACTACCTAAAAACTCACAATTATGATTAATAATATTATTACCTATATATAATTTTCCTTCAACATCTATAGGGTCATATACATTTTTAATATCTTTAATATGCTCAATATTTATTATTTTCACAGTACCATTTTTATGAGGTATATTATCTCCAATTTTTAAATTTTCAGCTATATAAGTATCAAATTTATGATCTTTGGTTACATCTATAGGGTCATTATTGGAAAATGAAAATTTTATGGTACTTTCTTTTTTCATTCTAACACCTGAAAATGATTTAAATCCATTAGGTGTTAGAATTTTATATTTGGTATTCTGTATAAACATTATTCCATGTTTCTCCATCTATAATTTTTTCAATACATTTTACAGTTACATTATATTTCTCATGTATTTTTAATGCTAAAGCTCTTTTATAAGACATCTTTTTACCATTCCTTCTAACTTCACCTACTCCCTTTATTTTAGGTTTCTCTATAAAATATAAATTTAAGACCTTTCTAATATCCTTTTCTTTCATTTTAGAATATCTAACCTTACCTTTTTGAGATTCACTCATTTTCTTTTTAGTTTCCTCACTATAACAATTGGTCTTACTTTTATTCCAAGGTATATAGTCCTTTTTTGCTTCACTCATTTTCTGTTTAGTTTCTTTTGAAGGTTTCCATCCCCAGGTACCTTTATCTCCACCCCAAGTCATATTGTATCCATTATTATAACTATCATATTGCTTTATATAATGGAATTCCATTTCATCCATTTCTTCCTTGGATTCACATTCGCATAATATTTCCCATTGGAAATTATCAAAACCATATTTTCTTAGAGCATTATGGAAATAGAAATTTCCATTACTTTTACATCTTTGTATATGTCTTTGAATTCTATGTTTTAAAGATTTTACAGTTTGCCCAATATAACACTTACCATCAATCTTATTTGTAGCTTTATAAATTATCATATAAATACCTCCTCTTTTGGAGGTATTTATACTCCCAAGGAATTTTAGGGCAAAAAATTCTCAAAAAAATCTTGAATACTTATATTATATATTTTATTGGTTAGATCATCTTTGATTGTTATTATTGTATCTCCTGTTACACAAGCAAACTCTTGCGCAAACTTTACTTTACCTAAATTCCTCAATTGTTCTCTTGCCCATTCATTATCTCTACCAGGTACTTCTTGCCAAGATACTTTCATAGAATAGAAACTATTACGACCATGTTCAGCATTATGATATAGTTCATGGAACAAATTGAACATTCCGTTTGGTGTGCTAATAATAACAATTTTAGATTCTGTGGATGCAGATATAGTAGGGTAGTTAGATGCCCAGAATTCTCTTGCTTGATTCTTAGGTACGAAAGCAAACTCATCCATTATAAGTAAATTTATCGTTTCTCCTCTAAATGCATCTTCTGATGTAGCAGATATAATTATCCTTGAATTATTATCAAAGGTTACAAACATTTTAGAGAACTCTTCAACACCAGGCTTCAACCATGCTGGAAGAGATTTGTATATATTCTTAATCCTGGCCAATATCATTTTAGCTGAGGATTCTTTATTTGATACTATACCTATGGTTTTATTAGAATTGAATAAAGCATACCATAAAGCATACACACCTACTACAGTTGTCTTTCCGGATTGTCGTGATTGTAAAGAGATTACAAACCTTTCCTTACCTAAAATCTTTAATAGCTTTTTCTGATATTCATAGGGTTGAAAATATTCTTCACCCCTATCAGGACTAATAATTTTTACATATTTTATGAAATAATTGATATCCTGTGAGCATTTTTCTAGTTCTAAAATATCATCATTAGTATATTCATGTTCAGCATGTGGTCTCTTTACCCTATTATCATCATATCTGATTGTCATAATATATTATCCATAATTCATCTAAATAATTTTTAATTTCATGTTACATGGTTCCTCCTATAGGCATAAAAAAAGGATTCTATCTTATTTATATTTAGATAGAATCCTTTTAAAAAGTTTTAATTAAATTATAAGATTATTTTTTGCACCATTACTGGTTCCACTGTATATTGTATATCCTTATTATCTTGTTTTGTCATCAAATATATCTTCGATCCCCACATTCTACATATATGCTTACAAGTTTCCTGTGCATACTCTTTATTTAAGTTTGAGTCCCATTTATGTAACAATGTAAGCTCTCCTCTATTGTTAGTATTACCATCCACAACTTCTATTGTTGGTACGCCTCCTTGAGCAAAACTTCTTATTATCATGTCTCTTATTTCTTTTGCTTTGTGTTTTGTAATGACATAATCAAAGTGTGTAGTACTTTCAACCTCTTCAAATATGTAGATTTTGAGGTCCTTTACTATATCCACAGTTAGAAATTCCTGTAGGAAGAACCAATCTGTGTATACTCTCATTGTATCTCTACATTTTTCCCAACCCTTCATTTCCTTTGTATCCCAATTTTCTTTCTCTCTTTCATTTTCACATAATTCCCATTCTTTACCATGTTGACCCTTATCCCATCTATTTTCAATATCTTTCCATATAGAACTTCCTATAAGGTAGGGATTCATGGATACAGGATTTTCAGCCTTTACCAAGGAGTTAGAGTAGTTGTATTGGGCATGTTCACTTGCATTTAACAGGTTTTCCCTAAAGAGTTGGTTCATAATCTTTTCGTGGATAAAAACACTCCATCCCTCATTTAAATATCTGGTCTTTATTTGAGGCCAGTAGTATTGTCCTTCCATCCTCAACATTTCCAATATATCTTTTTGCCAATCTTCCAATATTCTTGAGTTATCAATAATATACCTTAATAAATCTCCTGTTGATTCTACAGGTGTTTTGAGCCTTAGATTTCTCTTGATATTCTGTAAAATCAATTCAATATCCTGATTAGGTAAAACCCCGCTTTTTTTATTCACAACAAGGTCACCAAATTCCGACTTTGTGTTTCCCTGAGCTTGACCTACTTTAGCTTTTATTTGATTAAAAATTCTTTCTCTTTTTTCTTCTTCTGTTTCTGATTCAAATGGACTGGAATGTAATTGAATAGAGTGACCAGCATCAACTACCATTTCTACCTCATTTATACCATATCTTCTTTCATATTCATTGAACCTTTTGTTAGCATGTCTCAATATTTCTACTATGTCCTGTCTACTATTTCTAAAGTATTTGTTTTCAGTGAATATATTGACATGACCATAAACATGAGATATAACAAGACAATGAACAGCAAAGGTATTTGTGTTCATCAAATATGCCCTTGAAGGATTTGAATTGATAACTACTTCATATGGGAGATTACTGCCATGGTGTTCATATATGGTTCTTAGACGCTCAAAATCTCTACCATACTTCCATGAATTAACATTGGTGGGTATACGATAAGCCATAATTTCCAACATTTTTTGAGGATTACAAACATCAAACTCAATATCATAAGTCTTTAAACCTAATTCATCGTTTGCTATTTGTTGAATTCTCTTTTCAAGTTTTAACAGCTTTTGATACTCTTGCTTTTTCATACTTTTTCCTTTCCTTTTACCACCAACATATACACACGAACATCATTATCACCTTTAAATTTACTAAATTTATCAGAAATTGTACGGAAAAATGGTTTCTTCTTTAGAATAATAGTATGTTCTAAACACCATTTTTCTGCTTCATCACCATCTAAAAGATTATCTGATACAAGTGCTTCTAATATTACTGTTTTTACTTTATCATAACCATCTTCCATTTCTTCATTTGTTAAATTATATACTTCCATTTTACATATTCTCCTTTATTTTTTAGGTTCAAACAAAATGTGTTGAAGTGTTGGCCATATATGTGTCTTATTTCTGATGACAGACAATAGAAAGTGTAATTCCTCATTCCTATAGAAGTTGGTACCTTCTATCTGCTTACAGGTGAATTTCCATTTCTTTTGTATCTCTTTTATCAATGTATTAGATGGTCTCCACCCATACATATCTGCTTCGGCCTCACTATCAATTTCACAATATGCTAACATATTAATATCCATTTTAAGAAGTGCTTCAATATTAACAACAGTCTTAGGTGGGTCAAAATCCTCTCCATCAGATATATAGACACAATAAACATTCCAATCACTTACGGGATATTCTGTTTCAATTATATAGGCAGCCTTCTCAAATGCTGTCCAACAAAATGTTCCACCAGATTCGCCTTTCTTAAAGAATGTTTCTTCATCCACTACTTCTGCTACAGTAGTATGTTGGATAAACTTAATATCCACTTCATCATATGCCTTTTTAAGAAACTCTACTAACCAAAACAACATGGACCTTGCCAAATATTTCTTATCTGTTGTCATTGAACCGGAGGTATCCATCATAGCTATTACCACTGCATTACTATGAGGAACAACATCATGCTCAATTTGCTTAAACCTCAAATCATCATCATTTATAGTCATTCTTGGTTTATGATTTTTATCAAGCCTGCCTTCCTTGATTATTTTGATTGCCTCCTCTATATCATCTTTAGACATTGATAAAGCTATATAAGCGTCTTCCTCATTACATCCAGTATCATTCATAACCTCAGAGGCAAATATTATAGTTCTTTTAATAGTTTCTATAAATGTTCGTTTCTTATGAAGTCTTGGTAATATACCTTTTTTGGATATTGTTTCAAATCTCCATCCTTTTGGTATAAGTTTCTCCACTTTGGTCTTTTCTTCAATCCATGGTAAACCTAAGTCTTGAAACATAATTTCAATTAGATAATCAATATCTACTTCCGCTTCCATGTAATCATCACCAGGTCTATTGCCTGGCTTATTGGGCTGACCTTTTTTAGATTTTTTATCTACTATATCACCAGGCTTACCATCACCCTGGCCTACACCACCTGCCTTACCGTTGCCACCATAAATGAACCTGTAATCCTTCATACCACGCACAGGTATACGAACTTTACGTCCTTTCTTTTTAGTGATGATGCTTTCCTCTGAAATGATATTCTTTACATTCTTACGGATAGCATCATCAATTTTATGTCTGTGACGTTCAGCATCTTTGGCGCCTCTATCAGAAAAATCCCAATCGCTGAAATCAGTTATTCCCATTGGTTATACTCCTCTTCTTACCCATTTGATTTTCTAAAAACCCCTAAAACCCTTACCCATCAGATTTTCGGAGTATTTCTCCCACGTAGGCTAACAATACATTTGCACAACTCTCACAATGGTTATTTTCCAAAAGAATTTCCATTGCCTTTTCTCTCCTTTTCTTAGCCTTAGGATTAGTTGTAGTGGTATCAGCAATAGATAGGTTAACTACTGATTTAAGGTCACTCATAAGTTTCTTCTCAATAGAGTCCCTTAAAGGGTCATAATCATTATAGGAGAATTCCTTACCCTTTTCTAAACAATCAGCTTTATATACGAAAATGTTGTTTCTAAATTCCGACTTGGAATTTACAGGCACACCTATAAGCTCCTCTAATGACCTCATAAGTTTTTCATCAGGGTCACTAAACTCACCAGTAATAGTATCCAATAACTTTTCCTTTTTACAGAATGCACCAATATTTTCCATGTACCTTCTGAATAAGGCCTGTGCTTGGTCCTCATAGGCATAAATGAAAGCCATATTTACCATTTTTACAGCCACTTCTTTATACTCACTATTAACGGAATCCTTATCACCTATAAGAAGGTTAATATATGTCTTTCTATCCTCATCAGAGATTCCTATTTGATGATTGAAGTTTTCCCTCAAAGCTCTTATAACATCTATAGGGTTTATACAATTCTTATCTTCTTTCATACCAAGTGCCATATTCAAAGCATTAATAATAAACCTTGGGTCAATACCTGACATTCCCTCTTCGATTTCCTTGCCTTCCTGCCTTAAAGCCTTCATATCTATTTCGGATTTCTTAAACTCCTCTGTTATTTCACCGTTGTAGATTTTCATCTTTTCAACAATATTACTTACCTTTTTAGATGGTTTTAATCTTGAAAGGACTGCAAATTGTGCTGCTACCTTCAATGTATTAGGAGCAATATGAATATTCCTAAAATCAGATTCTTTAATCATCTTTTCATATATTTTGATTTCATCATCAACCTTCAAAATTAAAGGAACTTTGATACTATATATCCTTGAATGAAGGGCTTCATTCTTTTTATCAGCTTTAAAAATATCAT